CCACCAGTGACTGGTCGCGTTTGCGTTTCATCTGGTTGGCACTCACTTTGTCGAGCGCCGCCACGGTGCCGCCTTTGTAACCCATCGCCTCCGGGTCGACGGGACTGTCGGGCTTCTGCGGCTCGATGCTCTTGACCACGAACTGCGGCCCTGCGTTTTGCGCCGGTTGCGGGCCGCCCGCCTGTGCTGGCGCTGCGCCAGCGACCGGCGGCGGGGCGGGCGTGGCGGTCGGCGGCGGGCCGTACTGTCCCGTTCCTGCTCCGCTGATTGGTCCGCCGATGCCCATTGTGTTCTGGTTCTGCTGTTGTCCGCCGCCAGCGAAGCACATTGGCTACGCTCCGAGCAAAGTCTTGGTGGTCCGCGTTGAACTGTCGAGGCCGCCCAGCCCGCTGGGTCCGACCGTCGACTGAAAACCCGAGGCCTGTGACGCCCTGATCTGGTCGACCGAAGCCTGTCGTCCGGCCGCGCCTTCGTCCATCTTGGACGGCGGCGGCGGCGGGGCCGCAGGAGTAGGCGCAGGTGCCGATGAACCGCCGCCGCCAAAACACCACGCGATCTGAATTTCACCCGGTCGGCGCATGATGGGCTTCTCCATGATGGACGCTGCACAGCCATACCACGTCGAGCGGTCGGCTGTAGTCGGGATGGTGGGCCTGTGCCTTGGCCCCGCAATGACACGGCTGCTCGATCAGTCTGCCGGTGTCCTTTGCGTGCCGCACCCGCCACTTCGCCCGCTTCTTTTCATCCGGCGCGGCATACTTGCGCCACCAATCGGGATTTTCTGCACGGTAGGCACAATGACGTTCACGCTCGCGCTCGCGGTTCTTTTCCCGCCACTTGCGGCACGCCAATGTATTGGCGGTTGCCACGGCTATTCTCCTTCGGCGCGTTCATCGGCGTTGCGCGCTTCGCTCGCCTCGGTCTGGTACTGCGCCGCCTTGCCCACGGGCGTGACGCGCGGGGTGACGCGCGGGGTCACCGCCGGAAGTTCGCGCGGCGTCGGGTTGGACGAGGTGCCTTTTTCGGGATGTTCGTTGTTGTAGGACATGGGTCGCCTCCGCACGGGAAGGGAAGCGTCAGCAATAACACGAACAAAAACTTCACACCACTGGCCTACAACCGTCACGTCCGGCGGTATATATTGCCGGTCACCCCAAGACTTGGGCCGTCACTCGACGGCCTTTTTTTCTTCGATAGGCCACGTGCGCGCGAACAGGATGAAGTCCTCGCCGTGGCGGCCGTACTGCTTCATGGTCACCTCCGGCTTCAACTCCACCAGCCGGATGCACGCATGCGCCAGCCCGTGGCTGGCGATGCTTCTACACTCCAAGCGGTGCATGCCGCGCGCGCGCGCGAACGCCACCATGCGCTCGATGCGATCCTTGAACACCACCATGACGCGCGGATAGAGGTCGGTGCCGAACGAGAACACCTGCCAGTTGCCGGGGAAGTTGGCGAACACGCCCATGCACGCCGCCGGTCGGCCGTTGAAGCGGGCGATCCAGCCGCAGCCGTCTTTCGCCAAGGCCTGATGCAGCATCGCCGCCCACTCGAGCGGGTTGTCGGTCGGCAGCATGGCGGTGATTTCTTCGCGGTCGGAGGCGCGCATGTTGAAGCACAGGAACTCCAACGGCAGCCATTCCAGCGGTTCGGTGGTGATGCGCCCAAAGCCGGTGACACCATCGAGCCAAGTCTTCCCGCCGGATGCGGTCACCTTATTTCGCGCCCGCCTTCTTCTTGATTTCGTTGCCGCTCGAGGGGAAGGCATCGCTGGTCTGCTTCACGTCAAGCCGGGTGCCGCAGTTCAGGCACTCGGAGGTGCCATCGGCGCGGCGTATCCAGTTGTGCTCCGGCCCCTTGTCGACGTTGTCGCACGGCATCGCCGCCGGGTTATCTATTCGCATAGACCACCGTGTTGCCGTGCGGATCAGCAGCGCCCATCTTGAGCGGCAGCATGCGCACCAGCAGCAGGATCGCCACCAGCGCCACGATCACCCAGAGGATTTGCACCACCTTGGGCGGAATGGGGACGCCGATGATGCCGAGCACCCAGATGATCAGGTACACGACGATGGCGAGAACGCAAATGTAAATGAGCAGCGTGATGATGCTTTCGATCATTTGCTGACCTCCTCGTCGGTCACCAGACCCTCGCTCCATGCGTCGGTCCTTGCGGTGCCGTCGGCAAAGCGCGTGATTGCCGTGTTCACCCACATGGCGGTCTCGCGCAAATGGCGCAGCGCGTAGGTCTTGTCGGGACCGTCCGGCACGGCGATGTCAATGAGTTTGGCGTACTGCGCGGCACCGCCGCGCAGTTCATCCATCATGTCGACCTGCCGGTCGGTCGGCCTCAGATACGAGAACGCATCCTTGTGGAGAGCCATTCTCCTACCGCTTTTTTGACATCGTCGCTGGCGCGTCGGCGTCCGTGAAGGTGAACGGCATTTCGTTACTGGCCGGGAAACCGGCGTTGCGGACCGCGACCGGCACCGCATCCGGCACGAACAGCGACGGCTTCACCCCGGTCGACAGCTTGGTCGAACTGATGAAGGTCGTCGGCTCGTCGTTGCCGCCGAACATGATCACGGACTTCGGGTGAAAGCCGGTGCCCTCGACCACCATCGTGATCTGCTCGCCCTCGCCAGCCACCGCCGTGTCGGGTACGAGCGCCGTGACCGTGGGTGTCTCGATGCCTTCGGCGCGCACGCCTTCGGCCCCGACGTCCATCGGCACTACGGGCTGGTCGGCTGCGGCTTGAGTACCTGCGACGTGGCGCTGCGTTTGGCCCGTGCCTGTTTTCGACGCTTGATGGTTTTGAGAAGTCGCTTGGCCTTTTTCTTCATCGTGCTTGCTCATCTGTTGCCTCGTTCTGGGTTGGCGTTTGGGTTTCGCGCGCTTAGTTGTCAATCGCTTCGACCTGTTCGCCGTAGGCATAGTGCCGACGCGCTTGGTCGGGCGCAAGCGGGTCGTAGCCTTCGTCGAGTGCTTTCGTGTGCGTGCGGTAGTCGACCGCATATTCGCCTCCCGCGAATGTGAGGCAGAACGCATCGCCAGCGTCGGGCGAGCGCACGCCTCGCTTTTTCATATCATCCTTGCTCTCGACTTGCAGCTTGCCGGTCGACAGCGGCTTGTAGGTCGGCCCGACCAAGTCGCTGATCAAAGCCGGATCGTTCGGTATCTTGCAGTCGCGGGCCAAAAACCACTCGCGCGCCTTCCACCACAACTCGTCGCGCAGTCTCAGGTAACGGTCAGGCTCAGACGAGAGTTCCGCGACGTTCACTCCAAAGACCGGCACGCCCAGTTCGTGCAGCCGGTCGACCACGCCCGCGCCGATACCGATGACGTCGCAGTTGATGGCCGAGGGCTTGTCGCGGTCGGGGGTCTCGTACCAGTCGCGCATGACTAGCCCACAGGTTTCCATCGTGTCGCGGTGCTTCCAGACCTTGGTGAGGTGGGTGATGACGTTGCCTTTACGTTTGACGAGGGCGCACCTGTCGTCCCCGAAGCGGGCGACATCGAGGCCCCAGACCACCGAGCGATTGTGGATGACCTCGACGTCGCGTTTTGTGGCGGCCTCGATGATGTCGAGCGGGATGACGGCGTTGTCCTCCGAGGTGGGAAACTCCCCGAGCACGCGGATGCGATAGACGTTACTGTGCTCGCCGTACTCCTGCGCCATCTGCGCCGGGTAGCTTTCCGAGGACCACGGGTTCTGCCGCCACGGCCAGTGCAGACAGTGCCAGAGCCAGCGTCCTTCTTTGAACGCGCGCGCGAAGTACCCCGTCGACTTGTTGGGGTTGCCGATCATCAGCGCCGACGCGCCCTTCGAGGACATCGCGCCGGAGGCGATTTCAAAGATGACGTCCTCCATGCCGGAGGCTTCTTCCAGCAGGAACAGCAGGTTCTCGCTGTGAAAACCCTGTAGCGCTTCCGGGTTGCTCTTTGAGGCGGTGCGCGCCACCATGAAGCAGTCTTCCGGCATCGAGCGAAGGGTGATCCTCTCCAAGCCGATGTCGTACTGCTCGCGCAACAGCGGCGGCAGCATCCTCCCCCACTTCATCAGTTCGGCCCACGTGACGTCGCGCAACTGGTCCTGCGTGTTGGCGGCCACGGGTATCTTGCAGGGGATGCGGGTGGTCATGAAGAACCACGCCACCCACGCCAGCAGCGCCGTCTTGCCCTGATCGTGCGCCGCCCGGATGGCGACGTGGCGGTGCTCCTTCAGCGCGGTCAGGGCCTCGACCTGATGCGGTTCGGGGGAAGCGCACAGGACGCCGGTCACGAACAGCAGCGGGTCGGAGGCGATGGCGCACGCCTTCCAGTTCTCCATCCTCTGCGCGTCTGTAAGCATGGGGCTAATGGTCCGCCAGATTATAAAATTTTTTCGGAGGGGGGGGGAGTGCCCGCCACGACTGGCCTACGTCGCTGAAGCGGGGTCGGCACACCCCGGCCCTCCTTGAGTGAGCGCGCGAGGTTGGCGCTGCTGCCCATGTCGGCCGGATGGTCATGCTCCCTTGGCGCGAGCGCGCTGCCTGAACCACGTCCGCCGACTGACACCTGCGTCCAGCCAAGGCGTGGCACTGGTGGCACTGGCACTTGGCACTGTTAGACCTAACGATGGCACTGGTGCCACGGTTGGCACTGGCTTCGGTGGCACGTAATGCCGCAGCACCTTAGCCAAGGGCTTAAAGAATACGCGCTGGCATTGTGCCTCCGACAGCCTGATATTCGGGCACGGACGCTCGTCGGTGACCAGCCAAGGATGCCGATAAATGCAGTTGGGACAGTCGAAGAAGTCCATCATTCCGCTGGCTCGCGCACCGCTTCAATCAGCGGCAAAGGCTTCAATCCGTCCTGTCGCGCATCGTTGATTGCACGCAATAACTCCACGAACACAGCGCCAGCTTCGTGCGTGACTGTCGTATCAACAGCCTGAATTGCCTTGCCGTCGAGCCTGTCGAACACGATCTGCACAGCCCACGGCTCGCCTTTGATCGCATTGGCTGAGACAACTTCGCAAACGCGCTTCAGCTTGCTCTTGCCAGCATGTCTGCCTTTGGCAATGACTTCGCCAAGCACTGATCGCAACATCTGTGTCGCAATGCGTTCTAGGTTGCGACCGAGTGGATTGCCTGACTGACCGGCTTGGAATGTCACTTGATGTAAGGCCTAAGCGATTGTGGGTGCTGGTCGATTGTACTCGCTGGTGCGTGGTCAGTCCATTAGCCTCTGGCGAACTGGCGCATGGCTATCGCCTTCGGAATGATACCGCGCCAGAGCATCCGGTAAACCAGTGGTTCAGCCTTCGGGTCGAGCATCACCACCGTCGCTATCCCGCAGGTGTCCATGCGCTGGTTCCACAGCCGTGCCGCGTATTCGATCTGCTGTTCTGTCATGCTTTTGCTGCCTGAAGTCGTTGCTGACGGGTGCGCCGCTTGTGTCCATGCAGTTGGTCCACGGGGTCAGGCTCGAAGGACGCTGGCCGCCGTTGAGAAACGACACCACCTGCATGGCTTCGTGCAGCGAAGCGCAGGACACGAATGGGGTCCACGCGGCTGCCGCGTCGGTGAAACCCACGTAATACAGCGATGTCGCTGGCGTGGTCGGCGGATCGACCGGCAAGAACCTCACGGTGTGCATCAGGGTTTCCGCAGGTAGGCTTCAGCGTGAATAGGATGCTGCATGTGGACAGCCTTCTCGCCGTACTGCATCGGTGCGGCATTGCCTTTTGGATGCTTGACGTGCTCGGGCAGTCCAGTCCGGCCCTTCGATGCAGCATCCCACTTAGCCACCTCGGCCGGACCTACGGGCGAGTTCGGTGAGTGAAACAGGCCTTGCTGCGCTTTCGATTTATACGGCACCTGTGCGCTCCGGGTTGGATGGTTGCTGCTTGTCAGGTGTATGGCGCGCCTCGAAGTATTTGCAGCTTGGCGTGCTGCGTGGGATATTATTCACAGGCTGATAGCCGTCCATCATACGCGAGAACTGCTTGCAGCCGTAGCCAATACTGCCGCGCGGCTGAAGATGTTCACAGTCTCCACAGGCCTTGCCCTTGGGACCTGAACCAGCCCAAAAGGCCATGCCGTCGATGGTACGGCGGCGCATGCGCTCGAACTTCCGGTCAAGCACTGTCAGCGGCATAGATTATGTTCCTCAATTCGGCCGGGTCGCGCAGCGTGTCCTGATCTGCGGCGTGACAGGGCCTTCCGGGTTGCAGTTCTCGTAACGGGATGGCGGCCAGTTCGTGCCCCCACAGCCAGCCATTGATCCAGAACTCAGGACTGCGCGAGGCGTCCACCTGCAAGTATGCCCGCTTGTCCTTGATCTTGTAGCTGATCAGCCGGTGGTCGGGGTTCACGATGCTCTTGACGTCGATGGCATAGCCGCCCGCCAGCAGATCGGGCGCGTCGTCCGGCACCGCGATGTCGCGAAAGTCGTCCCACTTCGCCATGTGGTAATACTGCTGCGCCGCCAGTTCAGCCTGTACCCCGCGCCGCTCCTGCGCCTCCGTCACCTTGCCGTTGTTGCCGTCCTTCCAGCCGTGCCTTCTGGCGTTGGCGCGCCGCATCTGGTGCGCGTGTTCGGCCAGCGCGATCTGCGCCTCGTCGAGCACGATATAGGGCCGCACGTAACGCTCGGGGAAGAAGATGCTCATTCTGGTTGCGTAGCATATTAGCGGGCGGCTTGTGAATGTTTCACGTGAAACAATAAATCTGTGGATAAGCAGGTCAGCATCGCTGACGATGCCACTACCAATAGACAATCCACAGGCTGGCTTGACCTACGGCATTAAGGCAGTTTTATCTTGCGGAGTGGGTATAGGTGCTGCGCGCGGTTCAGGTGGAGTTCGGAGCGCGCACGCGCATCCCACAGCGCCAGTGCGCGCGGTCAGTCAGCAAGGAGACTTTCGATGACCAAGACTTCCCGCGCTACACTCGCTGCGATCAAGCGAGAGGCAGCCAAGCTGCGGCCACTCAGCCGAAAGAAAGTGACCTCAAACGAGTTCGACGCCAAGCTGATACGCGGCCTTTCTCACCAGATGATGACACGGCAGCGCGGCTTCAAAGGTTCAAAGATGGGGCCAGCTTCAGCCGGTAGAACCCTGTCTGCTGACGAGCGCGCGGCCATCGAGGCCCGCATGCGCGAGGCTGGCACCCTCTGAGGGCATGGACAAAAAGAAAACGCCCGCTCCGTTGTTAGCGGGACGGGCGGGCGCTTCCTACTCTCAACAGCCACGCATGAAGCTAGGTGCTGAGGCTAGTCCGGTGCGGGTTCAGCAATCTTAAAGGCGCGGCCGGGTGGCTGGCAAGCGCCCTGTGGGTCGAGCAGTAGCTGCTGTCGTCGTCCTTCTGGCAGCCGCAGAAGCCGCCCGTCACAGGCCAACGGCAATGCTCTGTTTCGAGGTCCATGAAGGTGACCGGGGCGATGCCCTCGAGCGCGTTCCAGATCGCCTCGGGCGGCGGTGCCTGTGGCGGCTTCGGGGCGGATTTCTCCTTGCGGCGTGGCGGCATGGGCGGGGCCTCCGGTTTGGACGCGAGCGGCTTTTGCGGGCGCGGTCGGCACTTGGCGGGCTGCCAAGACCGATGGCTCGACAGCTTCAGCCGCCAGATGCGGCCGATCACGGAGTTCTTGGTGCGGCCAAGGCGGTCAGCAATCAGCCCGGTGGACAGCTTGCGCAGCCACTTGGCGATCATCGCGTCCTCCTCTGGCGTCCAAGCCTTCTTAGGTAGGCGGGGCTTGGACCGTGGCATGGGCGATTGTTTCCATCGACAGCTTGGTGGTGTCGGCCAGCCGGGTGAGCAGCCCCACGGACGGGTTCTTGCTGCGGTTCTCGATGTCACTCAGGTGCGGCGCTGAGGCCTTCACCTTCTTGCCCAAGGCGGCCAGCGACATGCGGCCGTTCTCGAAGCGCCAGCGCGTCAGCGGGTGAATAGGTTTCTTCTTCGCCATGTTTCAGTCTCCTTGTGCAAACGTATTTAGCAGAAGGGCCGCCCCCGTTCAAGGAAGCGGCCCCGTCGCCTGTGCCCCGCCCTCTGGGCGAGAGGTCAGGCGTCTATGTTCATGCGTTCTCCGTGATCTGTTCGAGTGCGATCTTCCACAGTGTCGGGTCGCCCGCCTTCAGGATGTCGAGCAGCGGGCGCTTCTCGGCCAAGTACACCTTGGCGAAGTCGGGGTCGTAGAACTCGATGGTCGAGGTGTTGTCGATGATGTCGGCCAGCTTGATGGTCATGGCGGCCGGTGAGGCCTTCGCCAAGTGCGCGCTGTTGAGCGCCCATCTTTTGGCGCGGTCGATGTCGGTCGAGGGGTTGGTGACCTGCCGCACCAGTTCAGCCACGCCCGTGCCGAACTGGTTGATCAGTTGGCCGTAGGTGACGTCGGTGTCCTCGAGGATGTCGTGCAGGTGGGCGGCCGCGATCACGATGGGGTCGCCGGTCGCCATCGACACCAGCCGCGCCACCTGTGCGGTGTGCAGCCAGTAGGGTGCGCCCGTGTAGTCGCGCTTCTGGTCGGCGTGCTTCAACCGGGCGAAGTCGCGTGCCCGGTTGATCAGGATGTTGCTGAGGTTCTTTTTCATCGTCCTATTCTACCAACTGCGTAGGGTATTAGCAAGGGGCTACTTGCGGTAGCGACCCAGAAGCACACCGCCGCCGAACCTGTCCCACTCCTGTCCGCAGCCATACGGCGACCCACCCGCCTTCTGGCATTGCGAAATGAAGTCAGACCGGCCGCTTGGCTGCGCGGCGACGAGCGCCGCGCCAGCCATCAGGCCTATCAGGAAGACAACTGCCAACTTTGTCATGCGATCATGCCTCCGTCCTTCTTGGCCTCGTCCATCAGGGCGACCGCCAGTTCGCGCGGCGTCCAGCCGAAGGCCTTCTCGGCCTCCTGCATGCGCCCCGCAGGGAACAGGCCGAAGCGGACCCCGGCCTTCTCGTTGTCGTCCATCGTCGGCCACACCAAGGCGGCCCATGCTTGCAGCGGTGTCTCTGTCATGCGGTCACCTTTTCGGGTTGGAGGCTGGCGGCACTGACCAGCCCGATGAACACCCCGGTGTCGGGGGTTTCGAGGAAGTAGTGCCCCATCGTGCCTTGCTTGGGGCAGCCGTAGGGCGACTTCTTCATCACCCGCACCAGCGTGCCGCGCGGGATTTTGGGGGCGTTCTTCGGATCGAACCGCTCCCACCCGGCGGGCTGGTAGTCGTAAATCCGGCCCTTGATCACAGACATTCATCGTCCTCCTGTTCGCGTTGCGGGAAGTCGTAGTCGGGGTCGGAGCCGTAGTCGTCGGCACCGATGTCCCACCCGTCGAAGTCGTTCTCGCCCAAGGCGCGCACCGTCTTGAGCGTCTGCTTCAATCGGGTTTCTCCGGGTCCTGTCATCAGATGTACCCGGCCGCTTTGAGTTCGTTGTAGATGTCGACCGCAGCCGCCTTCCAAGCCTCGCCGTTGATGAAGGCGTTCTCTCCGAAGTCCGGGGCCGGGGCGAAGGCCTGTGCCTTGGAGGCCTTGCACAGCACGTCCATGATCCAGACCTGCTTCATGGGGCTGCCGTACTCCATGATCTGCTTCACCACCTGTACGTTGGTCTTTTTCGCTTTCTTCATCTGTCGTCCTTTCTGTTGGCCACGTATTGAATATGCACGTGCGAACGATATTAGCAAGGGGCTAATTGCATGACTGCTATGCAGGGGGGCTTGACCCTGATACCATCGCCGTGCAATAACCTCCGGCTTACACTCTTTGCAAGGAGAAACCATGAAAAGAACTGTACTGGCGGGGCTTGCCCTGCTTGCGGGCGTGGGGTTCGCGCAAGCTGACACCTTCGACCCGCTCGACCCGTTGATCAGCTACTCCTGCACCGGGACATCCGGTGGCTGCGCGCAGAATGACAACGGCACCTTCACGCCGCTGTCAAACCTTGGCTTCGGCTGGAAGATCGCGCCCGGTCCAGCGACCGGCAATCTGACCATTGGCGTGTTCGTGCCGACCAATGAAATTAACCTGCCGACGTTCGTGCTGCCGGGACTGACCGACAACGGCGGCTCGCTGTTGCTGGCGCTCAAGATCGCAGCTTTGCTCAACGCCGCAGACGGCGCGAGCATCGCGACTTATCTGGGTCTGCCGAACGCGGGCAGCTACTCACCGACCGACAACTTCGCGAACTTGTCTGTCGGCACGCCGCTGCAAGACCCCGGCTTCACCGGGAACTACGAGGGCTTCAAGATCACCATTCCGAACATCACGCTCGATGGTCAGGGCGGTGGCTCGACGCTGCTCAACGAGTTCCTGTTCGGTGCCAATCTTCCGGCCGGAAGCGTGATCGTCGGCTTCTTCGAGGAACTGTCGGGACCGAACCCCGGCGGTTTCGTCGGCACGGCGGCATCCAATGACCTCGTGGTCACGCCGCAGCTTGTCGACACCACGCCGATACCGGGTGCCATCTGGCTGTTCGGCAGCGCGCTTGCTGCCTTCGGTATGGTGACACGCCGCACTCGCAAGGCAAAATCTGCGTGGGACATTTCGCCCCGCGCGGCGTAACCTAACCCGGTGCCGTGGTCGCCAAGTCATAGGAAGTCCCAAACACTCCCAACCGACAAAGCGCCACACCCACGGCACCGGGCACCTCGCATCGTCGGAGAGGGCGGTGTTCCCCACCCCAGAGACAACGGTGCGGGGTGCCATGAAAAAAGCCGGGGGCAAAACCCCCGGCTTTCCTCGTTCAGGCCTACGCTCGACTAGGCGGCCTGTGCGATCTGCCGCCACTGGCTGGGTGCCAGTTCGATCACCTGCGCGCCGATGCGTTCCAGATCGGTCGCCCGGTCGTAGTCCTCGACCGACTGCGAGGCGGCCGTGATCGCGTTGTAGAGGCCGAACCGCGACAGGTCTCCGCCGCTCGCCAGTTCCTTCAGGACCGACTTGCCCTCGACCTCGCTGAGGCCGAACTGCTTGCCAGCCATCGACACCACCTTGACCAGATCGTCACTCTCGATCTTGTCGGACTGCGTGCCCTCGATCTTGCACGCCAGCGCGTCGAACTGGACCCGGTCGAAGGCCGCCCGCGTCACGTCGACAAGCTGCGCCATCGACGCGATCTGCGTCTTGCGCTTGGTGTCGTCGGTGAGCATCGTGTAGTGCGCCTCGCTCACCAGTTCGTGCCTTGCACCGACATGGTACTTCCGCACGCTGCGCTCGCTGAAGCTGGCGAGGTTCGAGCAGAAGCTGTCGAACACGCCCGTGAGCACGTTCGCTCCGCCGTAGCCGACTTCGCTGTCGCTGATGGTGATGGCCGGTGAGAGGCAGCGCACGATGTTGTGCTTGCCGTCACCGAACTTGCCACCGATGGCAGCCAGTTCGCGCGTGACCTTCTTGTCCACGCACTTGATGTACATGCGCGTGTCGGTCACTTGGCAGGACATGACATCGACGTCGAGGTCGAGCAGGACCGGCAGCAGACTGGCGGCCATGTCCTCGTACTCCATGTCGGTCCTGAACTTGTCGGAGCGCACCGCGCGCAGCTTGCTATCCTGCGTGCGGAACAGTTGCTTGGTGGCGTTCTTGCGGAACCACGTGTTGACGTTGTCGGCCAGCAGCGAGGGGTCTTCCGCCAGCATCTTGTCGTAGTAGGCCTTCGGGATTTTGGTCACCTCCGCGATCTGCGCGTGACCGATCTTGTTCACCCCGAACTCCATGTCGCCAACCGTGACCGTTGGTTCGGCCAGCGGCTGCATTTCGACGTTCTTGGTGTTGGCGATGAAGTCCTTTTTTGTCTCCGCGCGCCGTGCGATTTCGGCGGCGAACTCTTGGATGGAATGTATTCCTGCCTTCATAGCGTACTCCTGTGGGCGTCAGCCCGGTTCGGCCTGTCTCTGGACCGCTCCCCTCAGCATGGAGGCGCAGCCCGACCGGCCTGAGCGCATTATAGCCCACGGCTGATTTCTTTTGCAAGGGATTTATCCACAGGGCTTGTAATACCCTTGGCCGTAGGCGTATAATTGTGGCATCAAAACCGGAGGACCAATGGACACGTCAACCAAGCTGGAACTGAAAGACATACCCGGCATGCCGGGGCTTGTGGCCTACCAGATCACCGCTCCCACCGCCGCCGAAGTGCAAGTCACCATCACCCGCATCATGAACCGCATCAGCAACAGCGGCGGCATCGCAGAGTTCAGGAACCCCTACCGCCAAGGCAACGAGTGGTTGTCGCGCGGCTACGTCAAGGAGGGATAAATGACTGAAGCAACAATCATTAAATTTCAGCCAAAGGCCGAGACCCAGTTTGTTTGTTCGTCCTGCGGTGCTGACCGTGGCTGCGATTGCAATGCGCCAGCGGTCGAGCGGCTGGCGCAGATTAGAGAAGATGGGCGTCAGCGCGTGCGAGTTCATCGAGCAAGAGAAAAGGAAAAAGCCGAGCAAAATCAACAACTGCGTAACGTTACAGACGACGACATGCCGACCGAGGCCGAGGCAGAGGCCAGTTCACAGGCCGACATTTACTACCACGCATGCTTGCTCGTGGAACAGATGGCAAGCCCAACGAGGCGGCGGTTCACCAAGTGGTTCCACGCCTATACGACGGACATTAAAAATGATGAAAGCAAAAGCATTAAAGGACGCCCCGGCTTCCGGGGCAAAAGGCTTCCCTCTGTCAATCTTGCCCTCGAGAGAAGACCTGCAAAGCGCCATCGCACAAAACGGAAAGTGTGACCCGCAACGCTGTTGGCACAAGGTCGCCATCACGGGCGTGTTGCATAAAATGGGCGAGGATAACCCGCGCGTTGCCGTCGATGCGGGGCACGTCCGATTTAAATTCAAGGGATGGCGCTATCGCTGCGACACGCCGCGACATGTCAAGCGTTCGCTAATGCTGTTCGACCGAGGATACTACGATCAAGTCTATGTGCGTCCGTACAAGTTGCGGGCACACCGCACCACAAAGGTAGTCCCGATTTCGGCTGAACGTCAGGAGCAGATCAACAAGGCGCGTGACCGTCGCATTAAGGGCGGTGGCAACGAACACAAGCGTAACTATCCTAGCCTACGAAAACGGGTGGAGGGCTTTTCAAGCGTCGTTTGACCAACTTGCCGGGGCGCAAATGCCCCGGCGACTTTTAATAAAGGGGAACACCAATGGCTTTTGATTTCAGTAAAAAGCAGATCGTCAAGCCTGATTGGCTTGTGTTGGGCAGGAAGAAAGACGGCCCGACAATCGTCCTCACCATTGCCAGCACCGAACTCAAAGCCGTGAACCGGCTGCGCCGATACCGCAACATTGGCTACACCAACCTCAGCATCTGGCAAGCGCACATTGCGCGAAAGGAAACACCGTGACCAAGCCGAAAGCTAAACGCGCGCTCGCCGTAGTGCCGCCGATGACCGACGCACAGGCCTTCCTCGCCATGATCGACCGGGCCGCGCGCGACCCGCATGTCGACATCGGCAAGATGCGTGAACTGCTGGCGATGCGGAACGATGAGCAGCAGCGGCTTGCCAAGCAAGCCTTCAGCATCGCGATGGTCGAGTGTCAGGACGGCATGCGGCCGATCAAGAAGAACATGCAAGCCGACCGCTTCCGCTACGCCAGCCTCGAAGCCCTCGACGATGCCCTGCGCGGCATCTACTCGAAGGCCGGGTTCGCGCTGTCGTACAACTCCGCACCCATCGAGGGCAGCCTGAACCGGCTGCTGATCAGTTGCACGGTGATGCACCGGGGCGGCCACGAGCAGGTGTACTCCGTGCCGATCACGGTCAGCACCAAGGGGCCGAAGGGCAGCGAGGTGATGACGCAGACGCAGGGTGAGGGCGCGGCTGTCTCGTTCGGCCGCCGCTACCTGCTGCTGATGATCTTCAACATCATCACGTCGGAGAACGACGCCGCCATCACCATGAACGGCGGCCCAATCAGCGACGAGCAACTGTGGGCCTTGGGCGAGTTGATTAAAAAGACGAACACCAACGTGGCGGATTTCTGCGGCTACATGCAGGTCGATGCGCTGGTGAACCTGCCGGTGTCGAAGTTTACGGACGCCAAGGCGGCGCTCGAAGCGAAAGAGAGAAAACAGAAGGAGGCCACCAAGTGAACACGCTCGACGAGGCCAGATGGCTGGCCGACGCTGAGGCGCAACCGATACTACAGGGCAGCCCCGAGTGGTTCGCCATGCGCCTTGGCAAGGTGACGGCATCCCGCATTGCCGACGTGATGGCAAAGCCGCGCGTGCCGGGTGCGGGCATGCGGGTCAATTATCTATGGCAGCTTGCGACCGAACGGCTGACCGGGCTGCCGATGAAGACCTACCAGTCGAAGACCATGCTGGAAGCGCACGAATGGGAACCGATTGCCCGCGCGGCCTACGCCTTCAAGTCCGACAACCACGTACATCAGGTGCCGTTCGTCGATCACAACGACATCCCGAACTGCGGCTGCTCGCCGGACGGGCTGGTGAACGGTGACGGGCTGGTCGAAATTAAATGCCCCGAACTCACGGCGCATTACGACACGCTGCTGCGCGAGGTCATCCCGGCTGAGTATCTAAAACAAATGCAATTTCAAATGGCTTGCTGCAAGCGCAAGTGGTGCGACTACGTCAGCTTCAACGCCGACCTGCCGGAGAACATGCGGGTGGCGATCATCCGCTGCCCCCGCGACGTGGACATGATCAGCGAAATGGAGGCCGAGGTCAGGAAGTTTCAGGCCGAACTGGCGGAGAAGGTGGGGCTGCTGCGCGAGAAGTTTCCGTCGTGAAGCCGCCTCTAAAAAAACGCTGCGTAATTTGTGCCGCGCCATTTGCCGCCTCATGGCGGCAGCGCAAAGCAATCTTCTGCTCCGCCCAATGCAGAAAAAAAACGGCTGCATGGCATCGCGGAATGTGGCCGAGAAAAAAACGCCGCTGCCTTGTCTGCGGCACCGGCTTTGTGAGCAACAGCCGCAAGTATTGCAGCAGGGCTTGCAGCCGAGTGATTGAACACGGAAAGCGTCGCATCGCCAGAGGCATCCACAATCTTAAAGTAAAATGCACGGGCTGCGGTTCTGCTTTTATATGTTCGCACGGGCGCACAAGACAATTTTGCAGCTATGCCTGTTACAAAAAGCACTGGCATATCGTGAATGTTATTAGCAAACGCCCTCTGCTAACCAAAGCATGCAAATGCTGCGGCCGTACTTTTGTGCAGAACCGCGTTGACCGGCAACTGTGCAGCCGCCGGTGCCGGTCGGGCGGTCCAACCAAAGCCCGCGAACGCGCCCGGCGTTTCGCGGACCCCCACCACCAGATAGGTGTCCTGTTGCGAGGCATCGCGCGACTGGAGGCCGAACACAAACTCGATGCCAAGGAGTGACTATGGATACTAGAGACACTGAAAAGTTGCGCGACGAAATTGCCACCCTTCGTGAGCATCTGCGTGAGGGAAAGATCAGCAACTCCGTCGCGCGCTCGATCATCTTGGCGGCACGCTTTGAGTTGGAAAGCCTCAAAGCCGAAATGGAGGCCGTGCGCCTTGGTTCGTCGTTCGGGCCAGTAGCGTACCACGCATCAGACCGTGTGGAAAAAACAAAAATCCGCAGGGTTGCGTGATCTAAAACCCCGCCATCATCCGGTGGCGGGGCCTTTTTCAGGAGGTTGCTATCAACAACAAAGGCCTTTTTGTCGTATCCCCGGACGGCTTCGTGCCGCGCGACGAGCGCGCGCGCGACATGCACCGCATCCTGCTCAAGCGCAACGACGGCAAGCCGGTGTTCTTCACGGTGCGAACCGCGCGCAATCCCGAGTTCTCCGCGATGGCGCATGTGGTGTTCTCCAAGCTGGCCGATGGCCTTGGCGTGCCGATGGACGCGGTCAAGGCCTACCTGAAGGAGCAGACCGGCCGCTTCGATCTGGTGAAGATGCCGAACGGCGAGTACACCCGGCTGCGCCACAGCATCGCCTTCAGCGCCATGTCGGAGGAAGACTTCAGGGCCTTTTGGACCGACGCCCTGCCGGTGATTTACGAGAAGCTGCTGGGGGGCGTACCGTCAGAGACATACCAGCAGATCGTCGACGTGCTGACCGGGAAACGTAAGGACTGCTGACATGGCCGACATCGAAAGTGCGCGGCGCGCCATCCAAAGCATCCTGAACCTGCCGAACGCCAGCAAGGAAGTGAAATACTACGCCACCGTGGCACTCAGCCATTTGCCGCAGAAGGACGACTATGAGAGCCGAGTTCAGCAAGACGACAAAGCGGGCGGCCCACGCTCGTAGCGGAGGCCTGTGCGAGTGCCATCGCTGCCCCGGCCTTGTGCCGTGCGGGCAGCCGCTGGCGTTCCCGACCTACTACGAGCACGTCATCCAGTGCGAGGTCGGCGGCGACGGTTCGCTCGACAACTGCGCCGTGTTAAACCGGACCTGCTGGAAGGCCAAGACCGCAACGCAGGACCTTCCGGTGATTGCGAAGTGCAGACGTGTCAGCGACCGTCATCGTGGCATTGCTTCACGCCCTCGTCGCCGTATGGGCTGGCGCAAGTTCGACGGAACACCAGTACGGGGGATGTAGCATGGAGCACTCAGTCGAGCCGATGAAGGAGGGCCGCATCGTCGCCGGGGAGGTGCCGGACTGGCTTGCGCCCTACGCGCCTTCGCACGATGCCGTCCGCGCCACGCTGACCACGCCGGAGGTGCCGCTGTTCGATGCCTTGTGGGAACGCGCCTGTAACAACGAGGTGCCAGCCCTGTCATTGGGCGAGCAGAACCGGCTGATCGCATTTTTTGGAAGGCCAGCAGTAACACCACAGGGGGGAACACCGTGAGGACCACCAGCGAAAGCCTACATGAAACAGCCGCGCGCGGCGTCGAGGCGATCCACGCCATCGTCACCGAACGCGATGATCTGCGCGTTGCCAATGATCGCATGTCGAGCGACATCGCGCTGATGCGCGAGAAGATCGACCAGTTGAGCAGCCGTCTGTCGACGGCAACGGCGGAGCGTGACCACTACATGCGCCACACCGTCGAACTGGTGGCGCGGCTCAACAACATCCAAACGCTGATCGTGTCGTGCATCGAGGAAGCGGGCCACGCGGCCTACAAGCCCTCGCTGGCACCGCCGCCGCCGACACAGGCCGACCTCCCGGCGGAGGACCTTGCTCAACTCGAACACCTGATCAGCAAGCTGCCGCAGAACGGCGGCGCAACGAACTAGGGTCTGCGTGGTTCAGTCATCCCACGCAGGTCGGACCAGCGGGCGGTGTCCGGCGGTAGAGAACAACACCCGCAGCGTTCGGGTGCCTTAACCTTTCGGCACCAGAGAACGTGAAGACCCACCGCCCTCCGGTTGCAAAGCCGGAGGGCGGACCTTTTTGGAAATTCATGCTTTTGAAAAAAAGTTCTCCAATGATTTCGGTCGAACACTCCCGCTAACCCATTGACCTCGCCAACTCAACCCGCACGTGTGTTCGCTTTATGCTAAAATGTCTGTGTTGGGTCGGGAATGGTCCCGGCCAGTTGTTTGACATTGTGAAGGAGAACTTATGCAGCAGAACCTGCAACAGGTCGAGGCGTCACTACGCCGATGGCACACCCGCCTGACCCGCGCTACCAACGCGATCAGGAAACTGGAAGCAAAGCGGCGGCGGCTGAGTGGGCCGACCCGACCGAAGACGTTGGCCGACAGGTCACCGCGCAACGACAAGGGCATCAGCGGCACGATCAGTAAGACGCCGCCGATCCCCGACACCATCCCGCTGCCGGAACTGGACGCCTTCTTCCAGCGCGGGCGCGCGGCACAGGCAGCGGTCGATGAACTGACCGTCCCCGCCTTCCTCGACCGGCGCGACCCGGTGGTCGCGGAGGAAATGACCAAGGCCCGCAAGGCCAAGGAAGCCGACGCCCGTAAGGCCATGCCACTGACAGGCAAGGCCGCGCTGGCGAAGATCAAGTCCAAGAAGTAGAACGCGACTATACACCCGCGCCCTCATAGGTGCGGGTGTTTTCGTATGGGAAGATCACCTCGACCTCGTCGTCGGTGGTGATGCCAAGGTCCTCCATCAGTCCAGAACTGATGTCGGCCACCCTGCCGGTGTCCTGATGCGGACCCCAATCCGCCGGGAACGCGCGCATCGACAGGCCGGTCCTGATGGCATGCACGATGGCGACCTGCGACAGCAGCAGGTCCTTGGTCTGCACGTCGTAGTCCCACCGGCACGCGATGTAGTGAATGAACGGGTTGAGGCGGCGCGCGAGGCCGGTGGTGCCGGGTGGCTGGAACGGCAGGAACAGGTGCGGCGCGGTGTCGACGCTGTAGATGAAGGCGAGCGGTTCGTCCGGCGCAACGCCAGTGTCGAGCGGCCCGCCGAACCACGATACCCGTCCTGTCAGGTGCAGCGTCATCGCTTCGGCTTGGCGCTGCACTCGCCGCGCATGTAGGCCGTGGTCATCACGTTGCCGGTGGCTGGCGTGATCGGGCTGTCGAAGCCGGGACCGCCAAGGCCAAGCACGTCACCCTCGCAGTTGGTCCGGCGCGACAGGTCGTAGAACATGCCGAGCACCGGGATGGCGGCAATCGGGACGGCGACCGGCTGCACCACCGGGCGCGGCGGCGGCAGCTTGTGGATGCGGACGTGCGTGCGCGCTTGCGCGGGCGAGGCCGCCAGCACCAGCATGATGATCAGCCAGTTCTTCATGATCTTCCCCCTGCCCTGTCGAAGTATTGAAACAGTTCCGACTTCGGCACCTGCCGACAGTCGCGGATGTCGGTCACCAGCTTACTGATCAGTTCAAGCTGCGCGTTGTTGCGTTCCTTGGCGTTGCTGGCAACCTCACCCAGAATGTACGCCGCAAAACCAAGGAAGCCCACATTCACGATCAGCAATGCGATGGCCAAGGGTGTCGATTTCATCGCCTCGATGGCGCTGCTGGCGACCTTGCCCGTGGCTTCGACTGCCATGTCACCCCGGCGCTGGCTTGGCGGCTGGCGGAGGAACGTAGGGGTCGGGCGTCTTGCCGACCTTCAGCCATGCCTCGTATTCCATGCGGTCGCGGTTGGCAGGATCGTTGGGGATGAACACCTGATCTGCGGTCCTGAGAACGACATCGCTTCGTGTGAGTTCGTATTCTGCCATCACAACCTCGCGTTAAGCGTCATGCTTGCATAAGAAATAGCCTGTACGCCGCCGACAGTTTGGATCGAAAGGTTCGTAGCATAGGGATAAATGTTATATGCGGTAAGCAGACTGCAATTAGAGTACGTTATGTTGAACAAGGTGACGCTTGGTGCCGCTCGCATTATCGGGTACGTAATTGTCTGGTAGGCGTTTGACACGCCGCCCGAGTAGCCCCCGACAAACACTATACTGAAAAGCTGCCAGTAACGCTGCGCCAGCGCCAGTTCCTGCTCGTAAGGCCGCATGACATAAAGCGGATGCGTAACTGCTGGCAGTTCGATGCCGGGAAGCATAATGAACCCGGTAAGAATAAAAATATCCGACGTGGTGGCAACGCCGTTGACTGTGCCCGTCACCCCGTAACGACCGCCAGCCGTCCACGCGCCCGCCGTCCCGAGGAAGTTGCTGCCGCAAGCCATCGCAATAGTCACCCTGATCCCCGCCGTTGTGTCCTTCGTCCATGTGCCGGTGGTGTCGCCGGGGATGCTGATGACTTTGTATTCCCACGTGGACCCTGCGTTGATTGTGAAGGAGAACGGATAGGAACGGTTGAAGGTCGGCGGGTTGGTCACTGACCCGGAATAGAGGCCGGGGCGCACCGCGAAGGCCCAGAACGCAATCGTGATTGGCAGCGCGCCACCAGCGCCCCACCCAAGGCGACGGCAACGCTGGCCTTCGATGTCCTGAAAAATAAACGTGTAGTCGCTTGGCCCGATGGTCGGCGCTGGCGTCGTGACCAGCACTTGCAGCGCACTGGAAAGCCCCGAGGGCGGGAAGGAATTTTGCCCTGAAGTGAGCGCCGCCGAGCCAGTGTTCGTAACCACCCAACCGTCAAGAATATATTTTGCGGAACCGGGCGGGAGAGTGACAGAACTGCTGCTGTTCTCCTGACTGATTTCCATTGAGCCGTTGCTTTGCAAGCCGTAATAACCCATCGCATCGAGTGGCGCGGCGTAGATATTCTGGCGCGCCTGTTGCTGCTGCGTGGTGTTTAGACCCTGCGCGACTTCGGTGCGTACCGCCTTGGTGTCGACCGGGTGGACATGGTCCTCGCGCGTGAAACTGGTCGATGTCCCGACTACGGCTGGCGTGTTGTCCATCAGCGGCGCGAGCGTGCCGGGAGTTGCCGACACGATGGTGCCCCCGACCGTCGTCCACTTCTCTCCGTCCCACGTGTAAGTCGGGAGGCCAGCGATGGGAGAGGCCGGGTACTTCTGGCCGTTGGTCGGTGCGGTCGGGAAGTCGAGTGCCATGACGGTTACTCCTTCGCCGTAGCGGGCGGCACGTAGGGGTCGGGGATATTGCCCTTGACCAGCAGCCAGCGTTCGTACTCCGCGCGGTCGCGGTTGGCGGGGTCAGGAGGAATGTTTGCTTGGTCAGCCAAGCGGACGATCATGTCGGTTTGCGTCAGTTGATATTCTGCCATTACAGCCTCGCATCCGCTGTGCCGTGTCCATAGATGTTGTCACTAGCGCCGAGTGTGGTGTTATTGACACCAAGCTGCACCGAGTTTGTGCCGATAGAACTTACAAAGGCTGGGATGTCACCAGAAAGTTGAGAACGGATGCCACCGGCATTTCCTGTCCACGGAGAATAAACTTTGCATGTAGGAGCGACGCGCTTTATCGCCCGGAAGGTCCATGTCGGCAAAAATGAGTAAGAGTTTACCGCATAGACGTTCGCGCTAAACACACCGCCGCCTATGAAGTTACCATAGGCCGTCCCCGGCACATCGCTGACAGGGTAGGTTTTTTCGTAATAACGCTGGCACAGCGCCAACTCCTGATCGAACGGACGCATGATCAGCGGTGACTGCGCTGCGGTCGGAGCGGCGATGCCGGGGAGGACGATGACGCCTGTAAGCATCACTTGATTGCCGTTTGTAGCAAAGAAATTTGTCGTAGCAGGACTTCCTTTTAAAGCCGACCCGCCCAGCCATGCGTTGGTTATGCCCCTCTGTGCTGAACCGCAACCGAACGTAAAATAAATTGTTAGTCCTGCAATGTTGGTGTTGTTCCATGCACCCATTACATCGCCGGGAATGTTTATTGTCTTGTATTCCCATCCTGTTGTTGCAACGTGAACATCAACTAAGTAACTGCGGTCCGCACCGACGTTCGTTGCCATCACTGTCATCGTTCCCGCAATCGGACAAAGCACCCAGAACGAAACCGTAAAAGGACTTGCGCTGGATGAACCTAGTGCGAGCCTACTGACACGGTAGCCCTCTATTACTGTGTATATGGTGGCAAAGTCGTTTGCTCCAGCCATTGCACTTGCTGTTGATGCGTTCATACGAATTGCTGTTCTGAACCCCGAGACTACTCCTGCGCCGTCATATTGTGACGCTGTAAAAACAGCGGTTGCCGCTGCCTGAGAATACGCGGCAGCAAACCCGTCGCATACATTTCTACCTGTGGCGTTTGGAAGGGTAAGTCCTGTATTACCAAGTTCCTGACTGACCTCCATCCCGCCATTGATCTGCATGCCGCTGAAGGCCAGCGCGTCGAACGGCGCGGCGTAAATGTTTTGCTGCGCCTGTTGCTGTTGCGCGATGGTCAGTGACTGAGCATCGTAATGCACAACGGCACCGGGCGCGGTGTCAACGTAGGCCTTGCTGGCTGCGTGTGCTGGTGCGGTCGGAGGCGTGACCACGTTCAGCGGACCCGCCATCGTATCGCCGGACTTCTTCACAAACGTATTGATGTCCGGCTGCGGCGCGGCGATCACCCATTGCGTCGAGGTGCCGTCGTTGTAGCGCACGTAAAGCAGACCGCTGTCGCTTTCCCACCACAGCGACCCGTCCGCCGCACCGACCGGCGGCGTGTCCGACACCGCCAGCGTGGTGCCGCCGCCAACCCCGAAGCGCGCGTCATCGCCCGCCGCAACCGTCCCCGCCGTGGTGCCGACGTTGCGCGTTGCCGAGTTGCCGAGGCCCAAGTTGGTGCGCGAGGTCGGAACGCTGAGAACGTCCGACAGGTTGTTCGAGCGCAGCATGTCGCCCGAACCGGGACCTGCTGGCCCCTGATTGCCGGTATCGCCTTTGGGGCCTTGTGGTCCGATGGGGCCGAGGGGGCCTTGTGGTCCGGTGGGGCCGGTGGGGCCGGTAGGTCCTTGAAGCCCTGTGTCACCCTTGATGTTGGCGGCATCGCTGATGCTGGTGACGAACCCCAATGGCCCGATATAGAAGCCGCTTGGCGGAACGTCGCCAACGCCGCCGGTCCATCCGGTGACTTTCATCACCTCGCGCGTGGACCCGTCTGGGACAATCGCCACTAACGGTATCCACGTTGTCGGGATTGATATGATGGCCCCGTCACTGGTGTGCAGCGAGCGATTAAACCCGTCCTTCAACTGCGCCAGCGCGTGCCAGATTTTGTCGTAGGCGATTTCCTGATCGCCCGCGTCCATCGTTGACAGCACGGTGCCGTCGAGGTCCTGAATGAACTGCACGTCGCGTATAACGGTGAGGATGACGCCAGCGGCTGGCGTGAACAGCAGCGTTACCGTGCCCGCTGTCTCCGTCATCGCGCCGGTCAGTTCGTAATGGGAGTGTTCGACCAGCACGCTTTCAAAGGTTGTCGTGGCGTCGGTGGTCAACACCTTCACGTCGTTGTTGTGCTGGAAGGCAAAGCCGGTCGAGAACACCCGCGTGATGCCGTTGCAGGTGTACTGGACGCGCGCGAGGTCTGACGAGACTGTCATAGGTCACCTATTGCGTCGGGACGGCAAAGCCGCCGCCGACTGTTGGATTGCGCTGCGGCACCACGGCTGGCCGACCGAAGCGGTCGGGCAGCGCGTCCTGTATCGGGTGTTCGGTCGCCATCTTCATCTGCTGCTGGCCCTGCTCGATGCCCTTGCCTTGCAGGTAGGTCGGCAGCTTCTGCGTTTCCTTGTGCTGCTGGCCTTCCCTGATTGTCTGGTAAAAGTCGGGGTAGCGCCACTTCGCCTCCGACATGATCTGCCGCTGCGCCGCCTCGCGATAGGTCTGCGCCCACTCCTTGATGAACTGCGCCTTGCCGCTGTCGGTGCCGGTCGCTGCCGGGTCGCTGCGGGTCTTGTAGATTTGCGAGTACATCGGGTCCTTGCCGCTGATCACCCGGTTGATGAAGTCCTCGAACCCGATCTTCTCGCCGGTCTTTGGATTGTACTTCAGTTCGTTCCCGGCCAGCCGCCGGTACATGTCGAGCACTTCGGGATGGTCGCGGAAGTTGACGTCGACATTCTGGAACGGGGCCTTCCACTGGATGCGCTCGACGCCGGAGTGCAGCCGCACCAGTTCGTTGTAGAGGGGATGGTCGTTCTGCCAGCTTAGGCGGAACGGGCTGACGGCGTTGTAGAGCAGCCCCGCTGCCCCGGCGGGCTGTTGCTTGACTTCGTGGCCGGTCAGGTCGCGCACCGGGATCAGCTTGTCGGACAGGCCGGGGATGTCCTTGTAGATCATCGCGTCCATGAAGTTGCTGATCTGGCGCTGCTGCGGGTCCATCATGTGTCCGGCCGCGCGCAGCGCCGACACGCCGGGGATCAGGTTCATCTGGCTCGAGGCGAGGTCGCGGAACAGCGAGCCGAGCGCGGAGCCGCCGGGTTGGGTGCTGGCGTCGTTGAAGGCCCCGAACACCTTGTTGAGGCCCTGCAAGTAGGACTGATCCACGGTCGAATAGGCGATGATCGAAATGACTGACGACATCCACTCGTCGACCGTGTCGAAGGCCTCCGGGTGCAGGTCCTTGGTGGTCATCAGTTCGTTGATCGCGCCAGCGGCGGCGATCATAGGCGCAAGCTGGCCCATGCCGCTGATTTCCACGTTCATCCTGCCGAAGCGCATCGACATGGGGCGCAGACCCATGCCCTGCTGCGCCTCGCCGTAGGCCTTCTCGCCGCGCATGGGTCCGGTCAGGTGGCCGTTGTGCGCGTAGTCGAACAGCAGCGCGGTGGCGGCCGACCCGGTTGCCATCTTCGCCAGCGCAAGGGCTGCCGGTGCGCCGCCTTGGCCGATGTCGGCTTGCCATTGCGTCAGCGCCGGGGCGATTGGCGAGTGTTCGATTGCGACCTTGAACAGGTTGGTGGGCGTGCGGATGTAGGGCAGCACCATGTACATGGGCAGCATGTTGTTGCGCGCCCGCATGATGTCGGAGGCGAACTTGCCGGGGTTGTTGTTAAAGGTCGCATACATCGCGTGATCGACGGCGTTCAGATGCATGGCGTCGGACGGGGTAGAAATTAGCTTCGAGACTTCGTCGACGTAGGCCTTGCCTTGCAGTCCCTGCGCCATCGCTTGCCGGTGCGCCTGTGCCTCGATTTCTCCGCCGTAGCCGACCACCTTGAAGAAGTCGTCTGCCGCCGTCAGGAAGCGCCCCGGCAGCCGCACGGTGCCCCCGATGTAGTCGACCGCCTTGCCCAGTGGGCTTTCGATGAAGGCCTGTGTCGCCACCGCCGACAGCCGCCGCTGCTGCGCGACAGCCGCCGCTGAAATAGCTTGCTTCGACTGCTCGATTGGGCCGCCGGTCAGCAGCGGCTCGAACTGGCGTTCGCCAGTCGTGAACGCCTTGCCCGCCGTGTCGAACGCGGTGCCGATCATGCGAAGCTGGCCGCGCACGTAGGCCAAGGCCTCCCCCGGTGCCACGGCGTTCTGCATGTCTTGGCCCATGATGGCGCTGAAGCGTTCGGCGGTCTTGCGGTCGACCGACTGCCACATTGCCATCGCCACGTTGCCGACGATGTTGCGGACCTGCGTGACCGGCCGCCACAGGAAGCCCATCGCGGTGGCCTCCTGAATGGCGTCCTTCGACCAGCGCCCCCACGAACGGCCAAGCGCGGCGTTGATCGCGCCGGAAGGCTGCCCTGCGTTCTTCAGGTCCACGATCATCTGCGACATGCGGCGCATGCCTTCCTTGCCGCCACTTTCTTCCAGCAGCACCGCCAGCCCGCGCGCGCGCGACAGCGTGCCCATCTGGTGGACGGCGCGCAGCGCGCCCAAGGCGCGACCGGCCTCCCCGGTTGCTCCAAGGAACTGCTCGACCAGCGCCATGTGTGTGACCATCGCCTCGTTGACCTTCATGGCGTCGGCCAGCGATGCGTGCTCCAACTGCGCTTGCGTGGCGAGTTGCAGCAGCCGCTCGTCGGAGGATTGCAGCACTTGCCCTGCCGCGATGATCTGCTCCGCGTTAAGCGCCTGTCCCGTCTGCCGCGCGATCAAGTCCTCCGGGGTTGTGTTGAGCGCGTCCGCCATCTGCTTCTGCGCCGCCAGCGTGATTTCTCCGCGCTTGGCGGCACTGATCTTGTCCTTCATCTGGCTGGCGATTTCACCGATGACACCGTTGAGGTTGCCCTTCTCGATGTTCTCCCAGTTCACTTTGGTCTGGATGTCGGCCAACGTCTGCGCCTTGGTGGCTTCGGTGACCGCCTTGCCGGTGACCTGACCGGGCACGCCGACCTTGGCGGTCGCCACGTCCCACGGCTGTTTCGCCCATGCCGCGTCGAACTTGGTCTGTACGTCGGCCTTCATCGCGTCGACCGCCGCCACCTTGTCGGCGGGCACGTTGTTGAGGTCCACCCGCTTGAACTGGTCATAGGCGTGGTGCAGGTCCTCCTGCACCGCATTGATTTCCTTCGGCACGATCTGGATTTCAGCGGTGAGGCCGGGGGCGACTTCCGCCTGTACGTGGATGGCGCGGTAGCCGCCCTTCGGGTTGGCGATCTTGTCCTCGACGTCCAGCACCTTGAAGCGGTTGCCGATGTCGTTGAGCACGTCGGACGCCGCCTGTGGGCTGTCCACCGACAGCCGCGCACCAAGGTAGTCGCTGATCGCTTGCGGCGGGGTGCCCGCCGCCACCTTGTCGTTGATGCCCTTGATGTCCTTGACCCGCACCCCGTTCGGGGCCACGTCGGAAGTGGCAACCTTGGCACCCGGCACATTGCTGGCGATGTCGGCCAGCGACCGCTCGACCTCTGGCTTAACCTTTTCGCTTGCCGCCAATAACTCGTTGATGTCGCCAGAACTTTGCTTTATAATCTTGTTCGAGGTCTTATCTATGCCACCCAATTCAAACGAACCTGTCAGGGTCGTCGACGAGGCACTTGTCGGCGGTGTTCCCTGTCGGCTGATCGAACTGGCCGATGGTTCCGGCAGGGTCGAGAGTTTCGTCAACGGCGCTTGGGTTCCCGGCGGCTGCACCATCAAGGAACTCTTGATGGGCACTCCCGTGGATGCTGGCGCGCCCGCTGGCGGCGCTGCCGCCGCCGCACCACCCGAAGGCGGCGCACCGGGCGCTGCCGACACGCCGGTTGGCGGCTTGCCTCCGACCGACACTTCGACAGCCGGACCACCCGGCTGAGGCTTGCCCGCCACCGCATCAATCAGGTCCTGTGCTTGCACGGTCGCAGCGTCCGCTGGCGCGGCCGCCGCCGCTGGCGGCGCTTGCGCTGCGGGCGCGACTTTGCCGTAGGCCCCGACCAGCTTGATGCCGCGCACGATACCCTCCGCCGCGACCGTCCCGACCACGCCTTCGGCGGCGTGGCGCAGCCGGTTGAGCGCGGCGTTGTCGCCAGCATGGGTCGCCAGCACGTCGCTGATCGGTCCCTGCAATGACGGGTACTGCTTCACGATCATGCTGGTCATGTTCGGCTGGTTCGGGTCGGTGCCCAAAAACATCGAAATGCCAGCCGCCGCAGGTGAGGCCAGAAACTCCGGTATCTTCCCCGCCTTGAGCAGCCCAAGCGGGCCGCTGTAGCCCGACATGAACTCGCTGATGCCTCTGATC